GGCTTTGGCTATTCCGGTAATTCCTGATAATAATTCTTTAAATCGTGTAATGACATAATCCTTTATCATCTTGCCAAATCCTTTAAGTGCCGCCCAGGATCCGTCAATGATGCCCCTAAATTTTCCAAAATGATTGTAGGCGTATTTCATTACGCCTATTAATAACACAACACCTCCGATTACTAAGCCTATGGGATTTGTATACATCGCTTTATTTAACAGGTTTTGGGCTATTGTAACTCCATTTGTAACTAATTGCCAAATTCCATAAGCAATTGCAATTTTTTTAATTAAAGGTGCATAAGGCGTTAACCACTCTATTAGCGTTTGTAATCCTCCTAAAACTATTTCTATAGAAGCTTTTGCCATATCAAAAACGTCGGACAGTATAGATGTTGATGTTGTCATCGCTCCTGATTGTTCTATAAAATCCCAACCCACAGCCAAAAGCTCGCCAATAGGGCTTACAAGATCTACAATACTATCCCAAACTTTTCCAAAGCCATTAACAAAATCAATAGCATAATCCGTCGCCTTTTTAAGCCACGGCACCAGCTTGTTTTTACTAAATTGAGCAATCTTATTTCGGGCGACACCAAACAAAGTGCTTAACTTTCCGCCTGCCGTTTCGCTCACCTGATCCATCATTTTATAAAAACGGCCTCCCTCACCGGTAGCGGTTTTAAACGCATCCTCTACATCTTTGGAACTTATCTTTCCTTTGCTCATTTCTTCTTTGAGCTGTGCCATACTTTTGCCTGTTTTTTCAGAAATGATTTGCAGCGGATTAAATCCGGCATTAATCATCTGTAACAGATCTTGCCCCATCAGTTTACCTGTGGACTGAACCTGTGCATAGGCAAGCGAAAGGCTTTTAAACTTTTCTTTATTTCCCCCGGAAACATCACCCAGCATTTTCATCGTTGGGATAATCTTTTCCTGGGCAAATCCATAATTGAGCAAAAGCTCCGCACCCTGCTTTAAATCTTCGTTGTCAAAAGGCGTTTTATTAGCAAAATCATTTATGCCTTTCAGCATATTTTTGGCATTCTCTGCACTTCCGGTTAAGACTTTAAATTTGGTATCAGTAGTTTCGGCGGCTATTCCCAAGCTAAACATTCCTTTAATTGCCTGAATAGCTTGATAACCTGCAAACAATACTCCAAGCGTATTTTTTAAAGTTTCAAATGAGCTGGTTGCCTGTTTAGCCGAGCCAGATGCTTTACGTGTATTTTTATCCACACGCTCAACACCGGCAGATGCTTTGTCGCCAAATTCTAATATCCATTTTGTCTTTACGCTACTCATCGCTTAATGCTTGCCTTATGGTATTGATTAATGTTTTATTTTTCAAATCGGATACAAACAGCCATTCTCGTATAGTTAGTTTCCAAAGTTCCTCCGGCATCGTGTCCGGATTTCCCAAATGATTAATTCTTATTATGGCATCGGCTTGCTCTATATTGCCAATGCTCATTTCAAATTCAGCCGATAATTCTGCTACAAAACGGTTGAGCTTGCTTCTTTTGGCTGATACAACTTTCCCAACTCTTGCACCAATGTTAGATAGACACTCGGCAAAAAGTCAGGCGTATCGTCAATATAATTTCTATCTCCTGCAACGATCATCACATTGAACATCATTTCGTTAAAGTCTTCGGTGTTTTCTTTGGAACTCATTGCCGTAAGCTCGGCTTTGCTCGGCTCTTTGGCAATAAATTCGGCGGTTTCTTTATCGCTTACCGGTATGGCAATATGATGTAATTTGTCGTATTTCTTTTTTAACTCCGGAACTATTTTTTTCAATTCGGTTTTCATAGTCTTTCAATGTTTTTTTAATGCTTTTTAAAAAATCCACTACCTCTAACAGCAGTAGCTTTTTTTCTTTGTTTACCGCTTTCCTTTTTTTGTTTTATACATTATAATCAATATGCGTAGGAACTAAGTCAAACTTGGTATTGATACTTTTATCTCCTTGCTTAACCGTAACGCCATTGTTTTTAAACGAACAGTTACGGATTACATCTTTGTACACGCGGTTTTTATATTCAAAAGCAACCGTAATATCAAAATCAGGTATATCCTGTATTCGCATTCCTGGAGGTAAACTCTCCAATATTGCCAGGCGCTCCTCGTTGCTTAACGTAATGGATGCAGACGGCTTATAATTTCCCTCGCCCTTGCCTATGGGTGCACGTCCGGCACCATAAACAAGCTCTTGTTCCACTTCGTCCTTGTATTCCAGTTCTGTAATTCCTTCCAATACACGTCCGAAAATACGAGCGGTTACTTTATTCCACCCCATCACGCGTCCAAATCTGTTTATTATTCTTGCTTGTGCCATTTGCTTACAATTTTTCAGTTAATCCTAATTGAACATCAAACTCGTGGATGATGTCGTTATGTACTACTTTGGCTTTTACAACCAAAGGAACATCGTCGCTCAAACTTTGCAAAGGATCAATATAAACGCCAACGCCGGAAGCTTCTTTATCTGCCACCATTTGAGATACTTTGCCTTCTGCATACTTTTCCAAAGCCGTTGCTGAGGCGTCATCAATCGTTCCGGTTTGCGGATCTTTATCGATATTGCTTTTTACCTTGGGCAATAAAGCAATTCTTATGATACGTGCCGCTTTGTTCCAAACACGGTTGTTTTCTATACGACAATAATCGGATGTTTTGGTAACGCAAGTATGCGAGTCATTAAAGTAAAATCCTTGATAACCGTTATACGAGCCTACTAAAATATAGCCTTTATCATTCAAGGCTTTAATCTCGTTTTTTGAAAGCTCGTTAAAATCCTTCCCGGATTGCAAAACCGCTCCCAACCAACGAGAACGTGCAATATCCGTAAGTGGGTATTGCAAACTGCCTTTATACAAATCCGGTTTTTTCTCAATATCAACCGAACCTATATTCTCGTTCACTTTTCGCACGCTAACGGCTCCAAGTGCCGTTCCAATACTTGCATAGGTTTCATATTGCGTCTTTAATCCACGAATAACCGGATCTTGCGAAATCACTACCGATACATTTTCGGCGTTAATCGTGCGTAAATCTGGATAAGCGGAAATTAGCGTGGCGCTGTCAAACTCTTTTCCTTCGACTAACCAAGCATCAATCAAACGGCTTTCCGTTTTTAGCTCGGAAATCATTTGTTGCCAAGCAGATACATAAGCCTGAAAGTCTGCCGGTGCCGTAGCACTGTTACGCACTTCGCCGCCAAAACGGATGTCTTGATTTTCTTTTAGTATCGTTTTTAGCTCTTCTTTTGTCAAAGTCCCATCGTCTAAAACGATATACAACTTTCCTCCAGGTGATACCCGGAAAAATTCATCTATATGATGATATGCCAATACATTATTGGTATCATCATAACTCGGATCAATCCCCAAAGCTTCGGCATCTTTTACACCCAGTAATCCTTTGGCGGTTTTTAACACCAAATTACCGGATGCCTGGGCACCGCTAATGACAAGTATTCCTACTCCGTCATTGTTAGGCAATGCACGTCCGAAGCTATTGGTTTTTGATATATTAACACCTATAAATCCCATTATTCGTTATCGTTTTGATTTTCGTTTCTATTTTCAGGGCTGTTAGATCCTGTTTCTTTTGCCTGTAATTCGGCAATCTTTTGCGCACCGGCTTCTTTTACCGTTTTTGCTTTTTCGCCTTTCAACAATGACTCAACTTCTTTAACCTTTTCGGCTTGTATAATTTTTTCAATACGCTCCTCCGCTGTTAGTTTTGGGGTGTCGTCTTTTTTCGGCTTATAATCGTTTACAAATTCTTTGACCGTTAATTTCTTTCCGGCAGGATTGCTATTGGCGTGCAAATCTGCCATATTTTTGTTCATAAAAACATAACCGTCATCGGTTACGTAAATCTTTTTTGCTTCTTTGTTTTTTGCAAAAAAATCATTTGCAATTTTGTTTAAGTCTTTCATATCTTTTTTGTTAAATTGTTTACTGCTACTAATACTGAAAGCAAAACAAAAGCTATTATAATATCAGATTTTGAAAATTTAAGTCCATCAGATTTTAATTCCAATTCATTAATATGCTCGTTCGTTTCTTGCTCGTATGCTTCTTTACTTTCTTTTGGCTTTTGTATGGCTTTTATTTCGGTTACCCGTCCACGCTTTTGGCGTGTTTTAATAATCAGGTTTTTGTTTTCAACAACAATAGTGGTATCTTTAGTCGTATATCTGATAATCGGCTTATAAACAATACTGTCCATAGGTATCTGCACTACACGAACACCTCGTTCGGTTATATGCCTTACCGTTCTTTGCTTATGCTTTTGCGTATTCTTAAAAAGCCCGCAAGAAGATAGTGTAATAGCTAATAGAATTAATATGAGTATTCTTTTTTTCATCCTATGTTTTTATCTGGGATGCCAATTTCTCTCAGCCAAGTCTGCCAGTCAAAACAAGGGCAATCCTTGTTTGCAAACTTATTATGACCGGCTACCTTTATCCACGGATAGCGTTTGACCATAAAGCGAACATAATCCGCCATTGTTTCTTTTTGGGATTCGGTTCGGGTATCTTTAGGTTTTAGGTTTTTATCAAGCCCTCCTACATATACAATATGCCGGCTGATTTGGTTAATCCCTTTTACTCCCCAAGTCATCTCGTGATTCTCAATGAGCGAATCCATATCGTAGTCGGTCAGTAATTCTAACTTACCATCTAGATGTATTATATCTGAATACCCTAAACGGCTCCATCCGTGACCCTTGATATGCCAATCATATATATCTTGGCGGGTTACTTTGCGTCCTTCTGGAGTTGCCGTGCTATGTATTATTATATATTCAATTTTTTTGCTCATTGTTCATCTTTTATTTTTACACCCGTAGGTGTGCGGTTTCCGTTGCGATAACGGAAAACCCGCCATTTGTTTTATAACCTATACAGTTCCGGATACAATAGCCGCTTGTCCCTTCTCACGGATAGGAATAGCTATAAAGTGTAATCTAAATCCAACAACTGATTTTCTAAATTCAGGATCGTTTTTAGCGTCTCTCATATAACGCATAACCGTTCCTCTTGCTTTTGCTGTTCCTTTTTCATAAAAAACCACAGAAGCCTGTTTGCCTGAAGTAGAGCTTCCAAATGGTATTTTACTTAAAGCTGCATCATATTCGGGTGAATAGATGTCTTCGTAAATTTCAAATCCGGCATAGTTACTGGCAATAGATCCTTCTTTATGATTTTGGTATTGAACATTAAGCGCTTTGTCTTCTAATAATAAATCGGCAACGTGATCTGCACTCAATACCAATATTCTACCTTTTTTAGGAACTTTTAAAAGATCTAATTTTTGCTTTAACCCAATTAAATCGTTATATGTTAATCGTTTTCTTCCAGAACCATCGTTTGATCCTGTGGTAGTTATGATTGGTGTATTAGTGGTATTAGTCATTGGAGCTAAACTATGCAAAGCGTGTTCCTGTGTTTTTTCTTCTAAAGCTTCACGAGATTGGCGTTGTACGCTGTCTTTTTTATCATATGGTAATGCATATAATTCGTCATCTGTTACTTCGTAGTTTTCCGTATCATATTTATGCAAGGAAACCACAATACTGTCATCGGTTCTGCTTACGTTGGTAATAGGATAAGTGTTATTATTTATCAATACTTGAATATCCGCACCTTCTTTATTAATTTTAATAACATCGTTATTAACCCACTTCTGCTTACTCTGTACGCGTTCTAACCAAGTTCCGGCGTGGCGGAAGTGTTTTATCAACTCTTTTTCAGCCAATTCATTTTTTGCAACGGCAAATGCCATTAAAGGTGCACCTGTTGTATCTATTACGTGTGGTACTTCAATACCTAAACTTTGTGCAGTTAATCCGATAGTAAAAACTATCATTAAAAATTTGAATAATCTTTTCATTTTTTTGTTTTTTTATTAATTATTGTTGTAGTGAGCATCTACAAGTTCTTTTTGTTTTGCTTCAGGAAGTTGCTCAAACGCTTCCGGATCATTTTTTAAATACTCCTCGTAAGTCCAACCTGCTTTAGCTTCAGATACTTTACTTTTTAATTGAGCAGATGGTGCCTGAACAATTGCAGGTAAATTCTCAATAATCGCTTTTACTTGGTCAAAATCTTTTTCCGCCAACGCCTCATAATTTACACGAGTGTTTGCGTTAATCTTATGATCTTTTTCAGCATCGTCCAATAAAGATTTAATCTGTGCTTTTTTCTCTGCGGCTTTTTGTGCCGTTAATTGTGCCTTAAACGTTTTAGCCTCGTCGGCTTGTGCTTTTAATTCGTCCAGCTTTGCCTGAACATCTGCTTCTGTTGCGGTGTCTGGTAATCCAAGCTTTACCGCCATTAATTTTAAATTCATATTCTCTTTTTTCGGTTTTGTTTCTTGTTTTGAAATAGACTCAATATTTGGAACGCCGCAAGCTACCATTCGTTCATAAGTCTTGGCGTCAATCGCTACCTTTTCGCTACTGATAACATCTACCAAGCCGTATTTATGTGCCTCCTTTGCCGTCATCCACCAGTCGTTACGCCACTTATCTTGCAAATCGTCTGTGGACAGCCCCATTTTTGTGGCATATTCTTTTAAATATTGTGTAGTTAAATTTTCTATCAATTTGGTTTCGCTTTGAATTTGCTCCAATGTGCCACACGCACATCCTCTCGGGGCGTGTATCATAATTTGCGAATTTTCTTTGGCGGTTGCGTGAAATAAGGTTAAAAAGTAAGATGCCGCACTTGCCGCTAAGGCTCCTACTTCTACTTTTACTTCTTTAAATTCTGAATTTAAAAAGTTTGCAATTTCGTTTGCCTCAAAAACACTTCCACCCTCGCTGTTAATGTAAACAACGGCTTTATCTATTTTGCTTTTGTGTTGTTTAATTGCCAGTTTAATATCAGACACACTTGCATTACTCCATTTGCCTATATAACCGGTGATTTCCAATCGGATGTAATCACCGCCGGTTGTCATCGTAATTTTATTATCATCGCCTTGTGCTATTATCTGAAACATAATATTGCTTTTAAATATAGCAAAATTGAGGTAAGCTCCTTGTATTTGCAAACTTTAACTATAAATCAGGAATAAAAACATCCTATTTTTTACTGAATGACCTGATGATTTATAATCGTTTTTTGTTATCCGAGCAAAACAATAGCAATTTTGCAGTATTAATTACACAATATGGCAAAAGAAAAAGAAAAGCGTATAGCAAAAGAACTGTATCTTGGAGGTAAATCACAAAAAGAAATTGCTAAAATTGTAGGCGTTCAAGAAAAAACGATATCTATCTGGGTAAACAAATTCGGGTGGAAAGTGCTTCGTGACGCTCAATTATCAAAAGCCGATAATAACATTGACAATATCAAAAAGATTATCAGCGATATTGCCGATGAAACTTTTGCGGTAAATTTAAAAATAAATAAAGAAACAGACCCTGAGGAACGAAAGGAACTACGAAAATACCGCAACAAACTAGCCGATGAGGCTGCAAAATGGAACAAGGCGCTTGAAAACTTGGATAAACAAAACAAAATCAGTTTTGCTATTTACTTACAAGTATTTGAGGATATATTTAACGCGCTTCGGCAAAATGACCAAAAATTATTTTTAAAAACGCTCGATTTTCAAGAAGAACACATACAACAAAAAGCTATTCAATATCAATAATATAACTAAAATGAAAAATATTTATAAAAAAATTAGAAATTTTATATATAAAAAATTCCCTTGGATATATATAAAAATTCACATATTAAAAATGCAGATACAAGGAGCCGATAAATACCAGCGTTGGCTTGAAAAAGGCGACTTTTATATGTATTTAGGTATTCGGGTACGATTAGGGCAGCCTGTAAAATATAGTATTAACGGTATTGTCAAAACTAAATATATAAGAGCTATTTATTACGATTTCAGAAAAAGAAAAGTATTTGCAATGTATTCAAAAAAACCTATTAAAGGGTTAAGTGAACCTTTTTTGACTAATAAAAAGAAATAATGAAACGACAGGATAAACTAGCATATCAATGCTACCTCCAAAAGATAAACCTCGCCAGAAGTGTTGGCGTAGAAAATCCTTTTGAATCCAAAGAGGAGCAACAAGCACGTATCCTGCGTGCTAAAAAAGATGTGCGGTTTATGGTTGAATACTACTTTCCGCATTATGCAACCAGCCCATCGGCTGATTTTCAACTTCAATTTGCCAACCAAGTCAAACGCAACAAAACCTATAAAGGTTTTTCTCAATGGGGACGAGGACTGGCAAAGTCCGTATGGAACGATATTTTAATACCGTTCTGGCTTTGGCTCAACGGCGAACCTGTTTACCTTGTAATTGTTGGTAATTCACACGATAAAGCTAAACAGCTATTGGGTGACCTAATGGCAGAGTTTGAAGCAAACCCCCGCATAATAGCCGATTTTGGCGAACAAAAAAATATTGGAAAGTGGGAGGATGGCTTCTTCTCAACAAAAGGCGGCTTTATTGGTCAAGCGCTGGGTATGGGACAATCCGTTCGTGGTTTACGTGTAGGATCCAAACGCCCTACGCATATCGTTGCCGATGATATTGAAACCAAAGACATCAATAAAAATCCTAAACGCCAAAAAGAAATTGTTAAATGGATTGAACGCTTGCTTATTCCTACAATGGACGGTAATATCAGGAGGTTCATTCAAGCAAACAACCGCTTTGCACCAGTGATGATACAAACGATTCTACAAAAACGTCACCTAAAATGGAAAGTGCATCAAGTCAATGCCTACAATTCCGTTACTTATCAACCGGCTTGGTTCAGTAAATATGATAACACTTATTACAAAAGCGTTGAAGCCGAAATAGGAAGGCTTGCCGCAATGGCTGAATATAACAACGAACCGCATATCGAAGGAGCGATCTTTACCGATGATATGATTCAATGGGTCAAACTGCCTCGTCTCGATAGCTTTGAAATCATCGTCGGGCGTTGGGACGTTGCTTATGCCGGAACATCTACATCAGATTATAACGCCGTAAGAGTTTGGGGGCTTAAAGACGGTAACTTTTATTTGATTGACAATTTTGTGAGGCAAAGCAAAATGAAAGAAGCGGTCGAGTGGATGGCTAACTTACAAAAACGACTACCTAAAACAGTTATGGTGCATTGGGGCTTTGAATCACAGTTCTGGAACGATGAAGTATTACGAACTATTAATGATGTTGAAAAAGCTTTTAAACTGCATTTAAACATTAGCAAAATAGATCGTCCGCGTGTGCGTAAATATGACCGGATT